CAGACAAGAAGTGGCGCCAGATCGTCACGATCCTTGACGCCGAAGCGGGCGGCTGCAACCTCTTCGACATTGATGAGCTGCGGATTGAATACAGCCCGGATGAGTTCGCCAACCTTCTCATGTGCGAATTCATCGACGATACGGCGAGCGTCTTTCCGCTGAAGGTCATGCAATCGTGCATGGTCGATGCCATGGTTGATTGGACGGATGTGAGCTGGTTTGGGTTGCGCCGCTACGGGCTTCGTCCGGTCTCCATCGGCTATGACCCTTCGCTTACGGGCGACTCGGCCGGCCTGGTGGTCATGGCTTTGCCGACCAAGCCGGGCGCGCCGTTCCGGGTTCTAGAGCGCTACCAACTGCGCGGCGAAGAGTTCGAGGACCAGGCCGACCGAATCAAGCAGCTCATGCAGCAATACAACGTCGTGGACATTGCGATAGATGCCACGGGCCTGGGCCATGGGGTCTATCAGCTCGTCAAGAAGTTTTTCCCGCGCGTGCGCAAGATCATTTACAGCCCGGAGGTGAAGACGCGGCTTGTGTTGAAGGCGCAAGAGCTGATACGCGCGGGGCGATTCCTGTTTGACGCGGGAATGAACGATATCGCGGCCGCGTTTATGGCAATCCGCAAGACGATTACCGCGAGCGGCAACGCCGTCACCTACACCGCCGGCCGCGCGAAGGAAACCAGTCACGCGGATTTGGCCTGGGCGTGCATGCACGCGCTCGACTATGAATCATTGGCGGGCGAAAGCGCAGGCCGCACAATTTTGGAGATAAATTGATGAGTACCCTTGTCGACCAACATGGCGGCCCGCTGGCACACAGCGCGAGTCATGCCTCGCGCGTGACTGCGGAATCCTTCACGTTTGATGATGCCGTGCCGGTTATGGAACGGCGCGACATACTGGACTATCTCGAATGCCTGGACAACGGGCGATGGTATGAGCCGCCCATCAGCTTTGAAGGGCTGGCCAAGTCCTTCCGCGCCAGCACGCACCACAGCAGCGCCATCTATTTCAAGGCCAACGTGCTGGCCAGCACCTACGTCCCGCACCCGCTGTTGCCCACTGCGACGGTCAAGGAGCTGGCCCTTAACTTTCTGACGTTTGGCAATGCCTTCATCGAGGCGCGCTACAGCCGCACCGGCAGGGTAGTGGGATTGCGCCATTCATTGGCGAAGTTCACGCGTGTCGGCGTGGAGCCTGGCACGCATTTCTTCGTGCCGCACTCGCGCATTGAACATCAGTTTGAACCGGACAGCATCTGGCATTTGCGCGAAGCCGATATCAATCAGGAGATATATGGCTTGCCGGAATACCTCAGCACGCTGCAAAGCGCATGGTTGAACGAAAGTGCGACGCTGTTCCGGCGCCGCTACTACAACAACGGCAGTCATGCGGGATTCATCATGTACTTCACCGATGACGGCGCGAGCCAGGAAGACGTCGATGCGATCCGGTCTGCTTTGAAGAACGCAAAGGGGCGGGGCAACTTCCGAAATCTGTTTCTTCACTCGCCCAACGGGAAGAAAGAAGGCGTGCAAATCATCCCCCTCAGCGAGGTGGCTGCGAAGGATGAATTCTTGAACATCAAAGCTGTGACGCGTGACGACGTGCTGGCAGCGCACCGCGTGCCGCCGCAACTCATGGGCATCGTACCGGGGAATACAGGAGGTTTCGGCGCGGTCATGCCTGCCGCCCAGGTGTTCGCGCGCAACGAGATCGCGCCCCTTCAGGCTCGATTGTCCGAACTAAATGCGTGGCTGGGGATGGAGGTAATGCAGTTCAAGCCCTACGTCGTCGGAGCAGAGGTCGAGGGGGAGGATGCCCGCCCGCGCCCGCCGCGTCTGCAGTGACCCCGCCGGTGTTGACCACTAGCCCCGCATGCGGGGCTTTTTTTCGCCCCTCGTATGCGTCACCGCTGTTCGCCGCGCCTCGCGCCCGGCTTTACCGCAAGCGCCTCGTTCAGACATGGTTCGTCCGCAACGTACTCCCGCAACTCGGTCACGCGGTCAATGATGTCCTGGCGGTGGCGCAAGCCGCTCGCGCTGCGCAATCCCGCTTCCAGGGCCACGATAACGCGCTGCAGGCGCCAAATCTCCCAGGCCATAGCGCAGGCCTCGGCGGAGGGGTTTCGCGCGTACAGCTCGCGTATGCGGGCCGCAGGCAGGGGCGCGGGCGTTGGTCGGTCGAAGAAATCCATGCGTCACCTCAGAAGACTGTACAAATATACAGTAGTCGTCGCGCTTCGAGGGTCTGGCGCGCAGTTCTCCCCCCGCCGCGCCTGCGCGCTAAACGTGCGAGAAAAGACTCGACCGTGCGTTACCCCTTGGCGCCAGCCTTGGCGCGCCTCTACGGGCCGCTGGTAGGGCTTGGCGGGTGACGCAGAATGACGCACCAGCGACGCAGTTTCCTGCGACCGGTTGGCGGACTAGTTTTCGATCAGATCAGCGGGGTCGCACAGGTAGACATGCCCATCAATGAGTACGCGAGCACGGGGTTGTCGCTGCGCGTAGTTCAGGCCGACATACTCGCCGATGTCGTTGTGTTTCGGATGGCCCGGGCGGTGAATGATTACCTCTTCGCCATGGCGGGGCAGCCGGGTTGGGGGTAATTTTTGCATGAGGAGGTGCGTGACTCAGAACGCGGGTTATTGTCGAAAACTTCGGGCCATGTGAGACCTCGCTTAGCTAACGGCTGCGCGCGCGACGACACGCATGTCGTCCATGCGCGCTTTCAATAGCAATTGGGCGTTGCCCGGGTCGATCCAGTACAGCGCCTGCAATGGGTGAGTTGCAGGGAAGGCGCGATACCTATGCTGAAATGCAATGACATCGGCCAACGTTTGATGGTTTCTATGGGCAGCGCCATTACGGATCAACCGTATATGGTCGATTTCGGGGGTCAATGAGAACGCGTGTTTCAGTTGGGCCTGATTGCTGGGTGCGAGCGCGGTCACTACGTCTTGTACGACGTCCAAATCGCCCCAGGTCGGCTCCTTTCTAAGCAGCGCGTTAGTGCCCTGTGCCGCCGGCCGCACGCCGTTTCTCTGGCGCGCAGCTACGAAGGAAACTTGTTCCCAAGAGGCGTAGGTCGCAGGCACACCGACTCCTCCTGAACGGGTTGATCCCAGGCACGACCTGACGACGACATCTCTGCAAAATTTGCACCAGACTTGCCAGCATTCGGACAGAAGGCCTTCCGTTTCGCACAGCTCTCGGCGCGAACGTGGATATTCGGGCATCCGATGTAGATGTTGAAGCAAGTGCGACTGCACAAAATCCAGGCGCCGTTCAAACTTCAATTGAATGCGCTGCAACGGCATGTCAAATGTTCCCGTTCAGCGCCCTGAGAATGTATTCCGCTCGCACATTGCGCTGAGGGGCGCGATTCGAGCCGGCAGTGCAAGCTTCCACATAGCGTTTAAATTTTGGAGACGTGTCTTTTATCTCGTGGGCGCCGGCCAAAGCTTTCAGACCATCCAGCGCTGTATCTCGATCCGCGAAGAAGCGTCCCGATGGGGCGATGCCGGTCGCATCTTCGAGACCCGGGATGCCCCAGCGATTGTGGATCATCCCGATAATCAAGCTCAAAAAAGCATAGGACTTCGTCATGAACGTCCCCTGCAATTCGGAAAACTGATTGGCTACGGATAGCAAGGTTTCGTCGAGGCGTTCCCTCCATTGAAGCGCTTCAGGAAAATCCTCGTCGTATTGGGCATACACGGCGCGCAGCGTGGTGTTGCTGGTGCTTTTAACCCCCGAGCGCATCGCCAGCGCAATTTCGGCTACGAACTCCGCATCTTCCATGCGAACAATCTGGCGACTTGTGAGAATCTTCCAGTCGGCAAATAAGGGCCCCCAGCGATCAAGTATCTGGTTTACCCAGTCCTTGAAGGCGCCAAAGAATTCGCTATGTCGCTTTTCGGCCTCGTTTAGCGGCAAGGTGTACGCGTTCATCCGTCGAAACATTTGCAAAATCTCAGGGCGTTGCGCATTTCGAATTACGTCGACCGAGACCGTATAAGTCAGGAACGCTTCCTGATGCTCTTGATCTAAGCCTGAAAAGCGCCGGCCGTTGAAATTTACTGAGTTTTTGCCGAGAGCAAACTTGTCATTTGCGAAGTCGAAGATCGACGTCATCCGTTGTTGGCCGTCAACGATCTCCCGATGCGGTCGCATGGTTGTGCGATTCAAGGTTTCCCAGATGTACACCTTGGGAAAAGGAAAGCCTGACAAAATCGTGTCAATGAAATAGCTGCGTGCGGCAGCCGGCCACAACCTTGCGGCGCGCTGATACTCCGTGTTGACGGTCAGATCGTTGCGCCGGTGCAAGTCAATCATCTCAGCGATAGAGTGTTTCGATTCTTCGATTCGCATGCGGTTTACCTTGTTGTTTGCGTCCACTTGCGCCGGCTTAGGCTGCAGGCGTTTCTTTCCTGGATCAAGCATCGTTGAGGAGGTTGCCTCTAGGAGGCTCTTGTTGAGATGCATCTATCCGGAGGTTAGCAGCGAGGAATGTAGCTTACCCCTGCTGTCGACTAGACATCCAGACACATGCCGGCGCGGCAGGACAACTCCAGACCAGCGTCTCGTTCCTTCTGGCAGACCCATTTTATTCGGCTATTGTTGAAGGTGTTTTTTAGATCAGAGTAGATGCATAACTGGCGCGGGTTCTGGGCGATGATAGAAATGTCACCGTCTTCGTCAAAAGGCACTCGCACCGGTCACACAAGATTGCCCCTAGACCCGCATAGCATATTGTTCTGCAGGTTTTTTTGTTGTGATGTTGCCTTGCTTAGCTGGAATTATCCCGAATTTTCGCCTGGCTCGGAGGGCTGCTGGTAGCCCTTCGCACGCAACGCAAGTTGACGCACCAACGTCGCTAAGTTTTATGCGGGTTCGTCTGTGCTGGCGGCGGGCTTTGTCGGTTTCGGCGAAGTAGGAGATCGGGGGGTGATTTGAGTCACGAGATCAGTGAGCCGTTCACGCAAGGCAGGCATCGTTTCCAGAGCTTTTTGAAACGCTTTTGAATCAATGAACTCGTGCATCGGACTGTTGTACAGACCGGCACCTTCGAGTAAACGAATCGGCGGTTCCTCCAATCTGTCGAGAGCAGCGCTAAAAAGGCGCGTGGAAAACTCCGCTACTTCGAGTGAACTCGCTTCTTCTCTGTATCCCTCATATGCCTTCGCGACGGATGCCTTAAATGCGTAGTCCTCCGCCAAACGGAAGCGTTGCCCGATTTGGCTTGTGGCTAACCAGGCGAACCATAGTGGTGCGCCGACCGACAGTACCGACAGCACGATTTGCAATACGACGGAACCGGCATTAGCGTTGGAGGAAATTAGCTGGGTGAGCGCAGATATCCTGCTGCTGCCCAACAACGCTCCTATGGTGAGCGCCGACAGGAGGCCAACAGTCCACAAGACAATCGACCAATTTAGGCTAGTGGCCTTTTGCTGGAAAGCACCGGCGAGTCCTGTTGAAGTGGCAATTCGGTAGGCATCTTTGCACTTCGTCACTATTGCAGCGGCTTGCTTAGCTAGTTCGTTCAGCTCTTTAAGTTGAGCGGTGGCGGACGATTTAGATCTGTCGATGTCCGACATGATGACTGAACACGATTTTTCTGCTGCCTGCAATTCAGACCGAATTCGTTCGAGTTCCTCCAAATCGGCGGGGAAAGCATCAGCCGCTTCATGGACGCGTTGGATGGTGTCCAACTTTTCCTGTAAGCCTTGACTGCTATTTTCCACGTCCTGCACCCGCCGTTCGGCTGCTTTGATCCGGCGTGCAAGCTTAGAAGGCATTGCATACTCATCGCGCGCGCTCGGCCAGCGCAGCCATTTCGCAAGGAGCATATGGATGGGCAGAAGCGTCGATAAGATTGATGATGCCGCTTGAGCACCGTTTCCGTTCCACAGATTTGGGATAGTGTTCGCTTGGAGTATGGCAATTCGCTTTGCGAAGCTCACTATGTACACTCGGAAAGTGTCGTAAGGCTCCTTTTTCCAGTCGACACCCTCGGTCGACTCTCTCAAATCCTCAGTTAGTTCGTCGATGTACCGGACGATGTCATCTTTGTCGATAGCCACACCGGCCAACCCCGTCAGCTCCTGAAAGCTCCGTCTTTCAGTTGAGCTGTCGCTGATCGCCTTGGCCAACGACGTCAACGCATCGATAAGCGTCTGTGCTGGCGACAATTCCTCGGTAGCGTCTGACATTGCATATCCTGTTTTAACAATCGGTGTCAGCAGATTAGCTAGCGACCGTGATCCTGACAATGAATGGTCGAAGCGGGGTTGGATGTCGATGTTGGTATTGTTGAGGGTATTTGAAATTTATAACTGGAAAAAGCACTGTAAAATCAATATGTTGTGGCGTAGCTTTGGGGTGTCACCGTCTCCGCCAGATACCTGCATCATGATGGCTCACGATGCTCCAAGACCCGCAGCAGCTAACGCTCTGCGGGTTTTTCATTGGTGCGCGTTGTCTCACGTTGTCTCTAGACAGCGCATCACATCAGTGGGTATTTTTGCGGGTATCTCGGGGCAGTAAGCCCCTCGAACGGAAAATACCCGCATATGAGCATCAAGGCACTGGAGAAACTCAGCGACATCAAGGTCCGCGCGGCCAAGCCAGGCCCGAAGGATTACAAGCTCTCCGATGGCGGTGGCCTGTACCTGCTGATAAAGACCGACGGCGTGAAGCTGTGGCGCTACAACTATCGGTTTCTCAGCCGCGCGCGCACGATGGCGCTGGGCATCTATCCTGATGTCTCAATGAAGGCGGCGCGCGACAAGCACAAGGAAGCGCGCCAGTTGCTCGCAGCCGGCGTTGACCCGATGGCCAAGCGCAAGACAGATAAGCTCATCGCGCGCACTGATGCGAAGGCAGACTTTGAAGCCTTGGCTCGCGAGATGTGGGCCAAGAAGCTCGCCGTAGGCCGTTCGCCCGAATACGTTCATTCGATCCTGGCCAAGCTGGAAAAGGACGTTTTCCCGTGGATCGGCAACCGCACGCCGCGCGACTTAGAACATGATGAGCCGACGCTGTTGGCCATCTTGAACCGCGTTGAGGTGCGCGCGCCAGAGACCGCGCGGCGCCTGCGCGGCATCATGGGCGATGTGTTCCGCTATGCCATCACCACGGGCCGCGCCAAGCGCGATCCAACGCAGACGCTTAAGGGCGCGGTGATGACGCCAAAGGCCGGCCACTTCGCCGCGATCACCACGCCCGAGCGGTTCCGTGACCTGCTGCGTGGCCTGCACAGCTACAGCGGTGAAATGGTCACGCAATGCCTATTGCAGTTGTCGCCGCTAGTCTTTCAACGGCCCACCGAATTGCGCAACGCCGGTTGGGATGAGTTCGATCTGACCGGCAACAACTGGGGCGCGCCGATGTGGGAGATTCCGGCCGAACGCGAGGGGGCCGAGGGCGATACGAAGATTACGCGCACGGGTTGGGAATCGCACCTTGTGCCGCTATCACGCCAGGCCGTTGCCATCCTGCAGGCGCTGTACCCGTTGACCGGTCGCACGGGCATGGTTTTCGCCTCTCAACGCAAACCCGGACAACCTCTGTCGAATAACACGGTGCGCAGTGCGCTGGTGCGGCTTGGCTTCGGCGGTGAGATGACCGCGCACGGGTTCCGGGCATCAGCGCGGACGCTCGCCGCCGAGAGGCTGGGCACACGTCCCGAGGTGCTTGAGCTGCAAATTTCGCACAAGGTCGCCGATGCGCTGGGCCGGGCGTACAACCGCACGTCGTTCCTGCAGGAGCGAGTCCATTTCATGCAGGAATGGTCCGACTACATGGACACATTACGCTTCGGTGGCCAGGTGCTGCCGCTGGTCCGAGCCGCTTGATTGACCGGGGTGGGTAGTAGAAACACCGTGGGACCGAGGGAAACCGTGGGCCGAAAACCGACCTCTATTTAAATCAAGCACTTGCGGGGCGGTTTGTTCACTTTTTGATCCACGGTTTCACCCAAAATACCGTGGGAAACCGTGGTTGTTTCTGCGCCACACTTTTCTAAACCGTGGGATCGCTTCTTTTCTTCCTCGCCTTTCTTTATCTCTTTATCTCTTTGTTTTTTAAAAAGAAAAGAAGAAAAGAAGCGAGGAAGAGAAAGCGGGCGGTCCCACGGAAAGTATTACAGACCGTGGGACTTTAGGACGAAACCGTGTAGGTATTAGGGCGGCGTGAATCGAGTATTGCTGTCACACATCAATGAGTTAGGTGGAAGAGCTTGATGTAACCACGCTCAAAAACGCACGCATGCGTCCCCCGGCGCCAGTTTTGAGGGCTTGACGGTCGATTTTCTTCTTGACGCGCCGGCAGCTTGTTGATCTAAAAACGATGGCTCGTCATATAATGTTGACGCGAGAGTAGGGTTATTGGGAAGAAGAAAAGCCCGCACGCGGCGGGCTTTTTGGACGTTGGCCAGGTCGCTACGCCGGGGGGTCTTCGCCCACCAGCTCGGGGGTGACGTACAGCCCGAGCTGGGCGAGCTTGTCTAGGCGGATTCCGGTAAGGCGGGCAGCACGCTGGCCCCGGATGCGCTTCTCCACCTCATCCATGGGCTTGCCGCCGGCCATGGCCACGACATCCGATTTCATCAATTGTTCTTTGAAGATGCGCCCGGTTTTGACCGGCAGCGCGTCGAACTTCGCGCGCAAGTGCGGCGCAGTGGAAAGGTGGTCCATGACATGATTGGGGCGCAGGAAGAGGGCCATTTGATCGTGCCCGTCCTCATCAACCACGCGGTCAAATGTGTACGGGAAGAGGAAGCGCCTGGCCTCGATCTCGGACAGCACTATCTCCATGATCCACACCCAAGGCAGGCGAGTGCCATTCGTGTCGGCAACGTGCGTATTCATTTCCATGATGACGCTATCCGGGAATCCACCCTGTTGGGGGTCGATGCCGGCGAACTCGCACAGTAGCATCCACGCCGCCAGGACCGCCGCATAGTTTTCCAGCATGCGCCTGGCCGTGGCGTCAGTCTCTTTCGATCGCGCCCGGCGCACGCAGCCGGCCAGGCACTTGGCGTGCAGCTCACGGATGCGTCCGGGCTGCTGGCTCGCAAGGAATTGGAGCCATTCCCATACGGGGAACTGTGGCATGTCGTGCGGAATGATTGCGCCCTGGCGGGCGACAGAAAGCGACGTGCGGCAAATCTTGGATTGCAAGCTCTCAACATCAACTTCCTCGCCTGCGAGCAGCACCGGAGCACACATCAGGTACGGCGTCAGGGCGGCGCCTACGCGCGTGAACTCGAAGCGATAGGTTGCCTGCAGCAGCCCGTCGATATCGGACAGCACCGCTTTGGGAAGTTTTGAAAATTCGTCCCAGCCGACGGGTTGAGTGGTGTAGGAGACGGACGCACGGCGGCGGTGGTCGGTCTTGAGCATTTGACCGGAAAGCACCTGAAACGCGAGCGTGGATTGCAGGCTCTCCAGCAGCTTGGACTTACCGGAACCCTTCTCCGCTTGCATCTGCAGATGCGGGTAGAAGCCCAGGATAGATTTGATGTGAGCGCCAAGGGCCCATACCAAGGCAATGGCGGCCGCGTTGTCGTGAAACGTCGCCTGATAAGCCTTTATTACGGCGGCCGCATTTTCGCGGGGTCCGCGGGGAAACTGCATGTTGTAGTACAGGCACTGCTTTTGCGGCTCCATGAAGTAGCAATCTTTGCCCTCCAGCGCGGCCGGCTGACCATCGCGCCAGGCCATACCGACAAAATTCACCACATCGCGCGCGCCGAGGTGAGCCGTGCGCTCAAGGACGGTAATCATCCGGGTGAACTGTTGGGGTAGCCATACCTGGCCGAACTTGGCGCGCCACCATTCCAAGTTGTACAGGCGCTCATCAGTAACGACTTCGCGTTGCAGGGTGGCGCCGTGGCGGGGAACCTGCGCGCTGACGCCGAAGACGGTTTCTGGCTGGGTATCGGGCTGGCCGCTCAAAGTGGCAAGGTGACTTTGAATTCGCAGGCGGGAAAAGCCGGCCACGCGGAACGAGCACATATCATCAAGCTCCTCGGACCTCTGGCCGCCTTCTTCGTCACTGTCTTTGAACTTGGCCACGTACTGTGTGAAGTCGTCTTTGACGCGGTAGCGCCAATACACGCCGAAGTCGTGGCCAGGCAGAAACACGCGGCGCGTGCCGTTCAGGCGCTCGCTTGCGCCGCCGCCAGGCATCCCCGGAATCAGCCATGCTTCGAGCATGCGGAGGCGGCGCGCCAGCTCGTCCTCGCCACGTTTGACCAGCACGTCGTTGATGTCCTCGCCTTCGTCCCAATCGTGCATGTCGACCAGCAGCGAGCTGATGTCTTGCGCCGTCAGTATTTCGGACAAGCGCCAGGCTGCCGCCAATCCAGGGCGGTCGCCAGTGCGCTCGTTGATTGGATCGGCATGGTCAAGGGCAATCCGCACGCTCTTTCCGCGCAGGAAAGACCAGTCAATCGCCTCCACGTTGCCTGTTCCACGAATTGCGTAGGCCGCAAAGCCATTGGTCAGCGCACATTCCACAGATAGAGCGTTGATCGGGCTTTCCACAACGTAGACCGTGTGCGCGCGCTCCAGCCGGCGGCGGTCGCTCGTCCAGCCGTGCCCGAGTTTTTCACCCTGGCATTGCGTCTTTACATCGCCATTCGCCTGCGCGT